AAAGAGCATTGTGTAACTTGTGTTCTTGAACATCAAGAACAAACTGAAGACGAGATGAAGGCTAATCTCGATGCACAAATCGAAGCACAAAAAAACCCGGAAACTGTATCTAAAACTAAAGAGTGGTAGGAATTAGGTAGAGTATTATGGCTTTCGGTTTAACAGCATTTGCAGAGGCACCTTTTGCAGCATTAGGTGGAGATGTAGTAGCTGTAGTAACCGGTCAAGCCTTATCTTCTAATTTAGGAAATACCGCTCAAACAGGCACAGCCACTCTTTCTGTAACAGGTCAACTAGTATCATCTAATATTGGCACTGTTACAGGTAGAGCTAATGCTGATGTTCCTGTAACTGGAGATATTTTAAATTCTAATCTAGGAACTGTTGATCCATCACCGGATGCAACAGTAACTGGACTTGGAATGACTGCTGCTTTAGCAGTAGGAACTGTTGTTGTAGGAACTGCAAATGTTCCTGTAACCGGTCAGTTAGCAACTTTAACGTCAAACTCTGCTACAGTTACAGCAGATGCAAATGTTCCTGTTACCGGACAACTATTAACTAATACTTTAGGTAGAGCAGGAATTAGATGGGCAATAGTACCTACAGGAGATAATACTACCTGGACACCTGTTTCTGAAGGTTCAAGCAGTACCTGGACTGAAGTAAACCAAGGGTCATCATCTACATGGAAAGAAGTAGCTTGATTTACAATATAAATATAACTATAGTATAAAATATGCCAAATACTACAACAACCAGTTTAAAACTTACAGTTCAAGCAACAGGAGAAAACTCAGGAACTTGGGGTCAGATAACTAACACAAACCTACAGATTTTAGAACAAGCTATAGGTGGTTACGATACTGTTAGTGCTGCATCTGGTGCTACTTTAACTTTTTCAAACGGTGTATTATCTAATGGTAAAAACCAAGTATTAAAATTAACAGGGACTATATCAGGAAACGTTAATGTAGTTATTCCTGACTCTATTGAAAAAACTTATATTGTAGAAAATGCAACAAGTGGAGCGCACACTGTAACTTTTAAAACAAGTTCTGGAACAGGTGTTACTTGGTCTGCAACAGATAAAGGAAAGAAAATTTTATATTCTGATGGAACTAATATTGAAGAAGGAATTACATCAATAGCTAGTACAATTACATCAGGGGTAACAACAAATAGTATTCATGCTACTAATCTTACAGTAACTAATAATACTAATGTTAGTGGTATTACTATAAGTGATAATGTTACAGCAGCAAATAATATTACAACAACATCAGGAGGAGTAGTCGCTTCTTCTGGAAACATAACAGATCAAAAAGGTGAAGTAAGATTAGTTCCAGCAAATACTCAAGGATCAACTTATACTCTGGTAGCTAGTGATCATGGTAAAGTTATCATAGCTTCTAATACAATAACAGTTCCTTCAGGAGTTTTTTCAGTGGGTCAAACAGTTACAATATTTAATAACACTTCAGGTAATATTTCAATAAGTCGTTCAGGTGTCACTATGTATTGGGTAACTGATGGGACAAATTCAAATAGAACTTTATCAACTAGAGGAGTTGCAACCGTTCTTTGTGTAGGAACTAATACATTTGTTATTACTGGTGGACTTTTATCATAGGGTATAACTATGACTCATTATAATTTATTAATAGGTTCTAGTGTAGGCGGTCGTCCAGCAACATCTTTTGTTGAATTAACTAGTGGTTCTGGAACATTTATAGTTCCAAGCGGATATAATTCACTTCATATTCAATATGCTGTAGGTGCAGGTGGTGGCGCTGCAGGTGGTGCAAGTTATGATAAAGCTGGTGGAGAATCTGCAGGAGCAGGAGGTGGCTCAGGTGCTTACATATCTGACAAAATATTTTCTGTTACTGAAGGTGAAACACTATCTTTTTCTATTGGTAGTGGAGGTTCTGCAGGAAACCAAACAGGTAATTTTGGTCAACCAAGAATAGCTTCAGCAGGTACTAATACTACATTATCGGGATCTTCAGCTGGATCATTATTTACATTAGGTGCTGGTGGTGGATCATCTGGAACAGGTGGTGGAGTACAAGGACCTTTAAGAACTAACACTGCAGGAACAGCAGGATCTGCAACTATTGGAGGCACGGCAGTTACTTCTGGAATTTTTTCAGATACAGATCATAGCATTAAAAATGTAACCACTAATACTTCAGGCCCTGTAGGTTCATTTAATCAATCAGGTAACGGAGCAGCAGGAGATTTGTCAGGTTCTGGGAACTGTGGTGGAGATAACTGTAGAATAAGTGGTTTTGACGGTGGAGATTCATACGCTGGAAATATTGCAGGAGGGTCTGGTGGCTCGTCTTCTGGATCAGGCACAGCAGGATCTGCAGGAACACGAGGATCTGGAGGTGGAGGTGGAGCTGCTCAAGTAACGGGTGGTGGTGCTACAAATGGAGCTGCAGGAGGCAATGGTGAAATTAAATATAGATTTTTACAAGTAATTTAATATATTAATTAGAAAGAAAGAATTATGAGCAACATTACTAAATGGTTTGGTTATCCTGTATATATAACTAAGTTAAAAAATTTTGAAAAAATAAATAAAAAAATAGTTCCTATAATATTAAAAGACATAACTCCAACCAATTCTCAATATTCACGGACCACGGATATAAAACCAAAAGAATTACAATCTATTGATGATAATCTACACAAAGACAATAGATTTAAAGAATTATATATTGAGTTATCAAAAGTAATACAAGAATGTTTGTCTGCACAAAAATATAATTTAAATTTATTTGAAACTTATATTACAAAATCTTGGGCAACTTTATCTGTAAAAGATCAGTTTATATCTTACCATAGACACATGAGCAGTCATTTTAGTTTTGTTTATTATCCACAAGCTTACAAACAAGGAAATCTTTTTTTATTTGATGATGATGCACATAAAGTAGGTTTAAATATACCTAAAAGAGATCCTTATTTTACAGAGTGGAATCACACTAATTATGGAAATGCAGAATATCCAGCTGAAACAGGTAATGTAATTATATTCCCATCTATGATGTTTCATGAAACTAGTAAAAATACAGAAGAAAAACCACGTATATCTATATCTGGAGATATTATGGTTACTATGAAAGAAGGAATTAAATCAGAACATAACTTGCCTTCTCCAAATAGTTGGTTAAAAATATAGAATTTACTATACATTTAAAATATTATATACTTTAATTATGCTACAGAAACTTAATTTCAAACCAGGTTTTAATAAACAAGTAACAGAATCAGGAGCAGAGTCTCAATGGATAGATGGAGACTTTGTTAGATTTAGATATGGACTACCAGAGAAAATAGGTGGTTGGACACAACTTACATCAAATACTTTACCTGGTGCAGCTAGATCACAACATGCTTTTGCTAGTTTAGCAGGAGAAAAATACGCAGCTATAGGAACAAGCAAAGGTTTATTTTTATATTATGGAGGAAATTTTTTTGATATTACTCCTTTAGATACAGCTATAACAGGAGCAACTTTTACAGTAACATCTGGATCTGCTACAGTTACAGTTAATAAAACAAGTCACGGGTTAATTGATGGTGAGTACATAACTTTTTCAAGTGTAACTAGTCCTACAAACTCTGGTTATGCTACTTCTTTATTTACAGATAATACTTTTGAAGTTTTAAATTCACAATCAAATACTTTTCAAATAACAATGCCATCAAACTCTGCAGGAGCTAGTAGTGCTACTGGTGCTGCAACAATTAATCCATATATAACAGTTGGTCCATCTGTTCAAACTCCAGGTTATGGTTGGGGTACATCTACATGGGGAGGAAGCACTTGGAATACACCTAGAGCAACTACCAATGTAGTTTTAGATCCAGGTCTTTGGTCTTTAGATAATTTTGGTGAAGTTCTTATTGCAACTATACATAACGGTAAAACATTTACATGGAATGCAGGAGCACCAAATGCTAGAACAATTAGAGCATCTACATCAACATCTGGTTTTTCTACATCGGCTAATCCTACAGCAAGTAGATTTACTTTAGTATCAGATAGAGACAGACATATATTTCATTTTGGAACAGAAACAACAATAGGCAATGTAGCAACTCAAGATCCTATGTTTATTAGATTTTCTGATCAAGAAAATTTAAATGAATATAACCCTACAGCAACAAATACTTCAGGTACTTTTAGATTAGATACAGGTAACGAAATTAGAGGAGCTGTTCAAGGTAAAGACTATACATTAGTTTTAACAGATAATGCTGCTTATATTATACAGTTTGTAGGGGCACCTTTTACTTTTAGTGTAAGACAAGTTGGTACTAATTGTGGATTGATTGGACAGAATGCTTTAAGTTATTCTAATGGTAGTGTTTTTTGGATGTCTAGTGAAGGAGGATTTTTTGTTTATGATGGTACAGTTAAACTTCTTCCATGTCTTGTAGAAGATTTTGTATTTACAACGGGAGGAGATAATCTTGGAATTAATTTTGGAGCTGCAGGAATAACTTACGCAGAACACAATAGTCTATATAATGAAATTAGTTGGTTTTACCCTAAAGCTGGATCTACACAAGTAGATAGGTGTGTTTCATATAATTATGGTGAAAATTGTTGGACAACTAGTTCTCTTGCAAGATCTACATACATGGATCAAGGAGTGTTTGATTTACCTTATGCAACAGAATATAATAAAACAGCGATTCCTGTGTTTGGAATACAAGGCATTACCAATACAGCAGGTGCTAGTACATACTATGAACACGAAAAAGGAACTGATCAAGTAAATGCTTCAGGCACTACATCTATTAATGCATTTATTAGATCAGGTGATTTTGACATAACTGCAGGAGTAAATAGATCAGGAGCACCAACAGGAATTGTTAATTATAGAGGAGACGGTGAGTTTTTTATGTCTGTAAAAAGATTTATACCAGACTATCAATTAATCTCTGGTAATTCTAAAATAACATTGTTTGTAAATGATTATCCAAATAATACATCTACTAGTTCATCTCTTGGACCCTTTACAGTTAATGCTTCTACTGATAAAATAGACACACGTGCTAGAGGACGATTAGTTTCACTTAAAATAGAAAATGATGCTGTAGGTGAAACATGGCGTTACGGCACATTTAGACTTGATGCACAACCAGATGGGCGTAGATAATGGCTAAAATAACTTCACACATACCAGAACCAAAACAAGAATATGATCCAGAAAACCAAAGACAAATTTTAGAGTCTCTTGCAACAGTAAAAAACCAACTTAATTTTTCTTTTCAAAATGATTTAAAAGAAGAACAAGATGTATTTAATTATTTTATGTCATGACAATACAATATAAAAACGCTACATTTGATTTAACTACAACAAACTTAACAACAACACTAAGTATAGCTACGTCTGCAATAGCTATTGTAAAAACAGTGCAAGCCGTTCATGATTCAGCAAGCAACGTAGACGTGCATTTAGTTTTAAAAAAAGTAGGTGGGTCAGATGTTAAGATTGCTTATGAAGAACTTAATAAAGAAACACAAAATATGTTAAAAGGTACTATAAATTTAGAGGGTGGAGATGTTTTAAAACTACAAGCAGGTACAGCAAACGAGATTACTGGACAAATAAGTTATCTTCTGGTAGATAGATCTCAAGAAAATGGATAAAGATATAGAAAAAATTAATTGTACAACTGTTGTAACTTACAGAAATACAAAAACAGGTGAGGTCTTTAAAGACAAAAAAGAAGGAGAGGATATCGTGCAAGATGTAACTGTGCAGGTTTCTCCAAAAGGTTTAGAGATTTTACAGAAAGTTATGAAAAAAGATAATGAACCAAAACCCTAAAGGGGGAACTGAGTTACAATTTGAATATTTAAAAAAACATGTTAATTCTAAACTTTTAGATCAAGTTCAAATATGTACATCTGTTCCAGAAAAAATACCTTTACATAAAGATAAAGTAAATATTCTTTGGCAAAAAAATTCTTGGGATCAACCCAACCTAAAACCATGGTTTGAAAATAAATTAAACCATAACAAGTATGATTGGTATGTATTTAATTCTAACTGGAACTTTGAACAATTTACAAAACGATTTGATCTACCTACAGAAAAATGTTTGGTTATTAAAAATGGTGTAGATAATATTGAACCTATCTCAACTACACATAGAAAAAAAGACCCAATAAAAATAATACACCACTGCACTCCATGGAGAGGTTTATCTGTATTACTAGGAGCCATGCAGTTAGTTAAGAACCCATTGATTAGTTTGGATGTGTATTCTTCAACTGAGGTATATGGTAAATCTTTTTATGACCATAATGATCATTATTATCATGAGCTATATGATCAAGCAAAACAACTACCTAATGTTAATTATATTGGATACAAATCAAATGAATATATTAAAAAACATTTGAAAGACTACAGGTTGTTTGTTTATCCAAGTATATGGGAAGAAACTTCTTGTATATCTTTATTAGAAGCTATGTCTGCAGGTCTTTATTGTATAACAACAAATTTTGGTGCTCTTTATGAAACAGGTTCTGAGTTTCCAATGTATGTCCCTTACTCTAGTGATTATAGAAATTTAGCAAAAAAATTTGCAAAAAGTATTGATATTGCTGCACTATCTTTACACGAATCAAGCATCAAGGATCATTTAAAAATGCAAAAAAATTTTGTTAACAATTTCTACAACTGGAAAATAAAAGGTAAAAGCTGGACTAGATTTTTACAAGGAGCAATAGATGCAAAACAATAAACCTATTTGGTTCAATGAAGATACATATCAGACAATAAATCACGATAAAGTAGAACCTGAAACAATAGAGATAAATCTAGATAGAAAACCAATAGCTAAGATAATGGTCTGTACTCCTTGTCATAGCGAAGTTTCAATGCACTACACCCAAGCTGTATTAAAGTTTCAAATGGAATGTATGAAACAAAATATATTGGTTAGTTTTAGTTTGTTAAAATCATCACTTGTTACACAAGGTAGAAACTTGTGTGTAGCAGAATTTATTAATCATGTTGATAATTATGATTACTTATTATTTATTGATTCAGATATAGATTTTGAATCTAAGACAATATTCAAAATGATAGGAGCTGACAAGGATGTCATTGCTTGTCCTTATCCAATGAAAATGATTGATACAGATAGAATGTGGGCAAAATTACATCAGACAGAGTTAGTAAAAACAAAAGATGATTTGTTAAAGGCGGGTTACTCTTTTCCATTAAAAATGGACAACAAAGATAGAATAAATATAAATCATGGTATTATAGAAGTTAGTCATGCTCCAACCGGATGCATGTTAATCAAAAGAGAAGTTATAGAAAAAATGATAAAACATCACCCAGAATTACAGATATATCAGCCAACCATAGTTAATGGCAAAGAAACAGCAAAAGAAAATTTTTATAATCTATTTGATACATTACATGATTTAAAAACTAAACGTTATTTTGGTGAGGACTTTGGTTTCTGTCAAAGATGGACAGATATGGGTGGTAAAGTTCATATTTATGTGTTAGATTATATAACCCATGTAGGGGAGCATCAATATTGTGGTAGATTCTATGATCAATTAGAAGCTTTAAAACGTATTGACGACAAAGAAAAAACCAAATAAAATAACATAATGGCCATCACAAACGCACAACAATACAAACAATTAGTAAATCCACCAATGAATGGTAAACGTCCAGGTTATCGTGGTGATGCTGCGTATGGAGATAGATCAGATAAAGATGCCATAGGTGATGGACCAAAAACAAACGCACCAAGTCAAGACAGAATTGAAGAAATAAAACAAGCAAATGAAGTTTTAAACAGACTAGCAGATGACAAAGCGCAAGTACCATATGAAACTTTAATAATTAAAGACAGTAATTTACCTGGTTTGGGAGGAATAATGATGAATGCACTTAAAGGTCCCAGACAATCTTTGTTAAACACAAACGTAGATTATTTTAGAGGATTAAAATCAAGAGGTGCACTTGATGATCCTAGGTACACCGCAAACGCACAAGGTTATAAAAACTATATGTCAGACAGATTAAGTGGAATGATAGATGCTAGTGGAAATCCTATAGATCAAGATGATGATAACAACAATATTATTATACCAGATTTTACAATGAACCAAGGATCAAGCACCACGGAACAAGAAGAAGACGAAGGTTTAAGATTAGCGTTTAGAGCAAATGGTGGTATGGCAGAAGAAGATGATCCTGTGGGAGGAATCATGGACCTTGAATCAGGAAGACAGATGTATTTTTTAGGTAAACTTGTTAAGAAAGCAGGTAGAGCCGTTAAGAAGATTGCAAAGTCACCGATAGGTAAAGCTGCATTGTTATATGCAGGTGCAGGTGCACTTGGTAATTTGGCTGCGGGTAAAGGATTAACTAGTTTGTTTTCTGGTTTTACAAAACCTTCTGCATTTTTAGGAAGAGTGCCAGGAATTTTTTCTAAAGGTGGTTTACAAAATATAGCATCAAAAATTGGTTTGGGTGGTTTTGAAAATATTGGTGGAGAAAGAATTTTTCAAGCTAATAAATTAGGTTCTTTTTTAACAAGTCCTACAGGGTTAATTACAGGAGCATCATTAGTAGCAGGAGCTTTAACATCGGAACAAGAAGACCAAGCACAACAATTAGCAGACAATACTGGTATAGATATAGAAGCAGCAAGAAACTCTATTTTACAAGCTGCAAAAGAAAATTATGCTATGGACGTTAGAGCAAGAGGTTTTAAAGCAGATGGTGGTTTAATGAGATTAGGTTATCAAGAAGGTGGTGATGCAGAACCAGTAGCTAAAAAGACCATGCCATTATTAGATATGGATGGTAAAGAAAAAGACTACAGAGAAACAGGTGGTT